CCCAGTTGCAGGAGATATAGTATAGATTTGTGCAAATTGAGAAACAGAGTTATTTTGTGGGGCCCCAGCTCCAGCAACATCAACTCTTGTATATAGATGACATTTATATCTACAATACAAGCGATTTACGTTAAATTGAGTAGCACTGAGCCCTTCAGCACAAACAAACAAATTACCAACATCATAAGTTTTAATGTCAGAAGAACCAGGCAAACCACCAGTTCTAATAAATTTGGCAATATTTTGTGCATGCATTTTCTCAGGAGGAAGAATGATTCTAAGATCATTACATGGTAAATCTTCATCAGCAGGATCAAGATCTACAGCAGCAGTATAAGACACTGGCTGTGCATGGGCAGCATTAAAATCAACAGAAAGTGAAACGCTTCCTGTCTGACCACCAGCAGCATAACCAGAAACACTTGGTACTGAGTAAAACTCTAAGTATTCAAATTTATAAGTCTCAAAAACAGCTGCTTCCTGAGAAAGAAGAGGAAATGTAGTTGCATTTCCAGGATTGATGTTATAAGTATTAAGAACACCAAAATTAGCAGAATTATTACTAGCTTGAAGACCAATAGTTTCTTCTGCAGTAACACATCTATAGTCACGAGAAGTTCCTTTCGCCATATTAAATGGCCCACCGTAACTTGTGTTATTAGTTTGTTGACCTCTATTTCCACGTTTCTTACGACGAGACGTAGTTTTCTGAGGTTGTTGATTTTGTTGTTTCTGAAAACGTCTTTGACGTTGATTAGGTTTATTTTGGGAAGAATTAGCTTTAATTTTAGGCTTATTCTTTTTAGCCCTTTTAACTTGAACGACACGACGGGTCGACATTTTTAAAAGAACGCGCGCCATAAAAATGGTATTCAAATAAACCCAGCAGTTTAATGACATGCTAAGGTCTTAAAAATTTAAAACAACTGAATAGGCATATTATAATTTGCATACAATTCATCATAAGTGATGTATTGTTGATCATAAAGGTCATACAAATCATATTTATCAGCCAAATCAACCATGCGAGTGAGAATTAGATTATAAGTAAACTCATCGCTTAGAACATGTAAAAGCCCACCCAATCTTTGCATCTCGCAGATCGGATCATGACCATAAGACCTCTTCTTTCTAAGAGTTAATACAGCCTGAACTTTAACTGGATCTTGATGAATATATGGACTAAATTTATGTGAACAAAAATCTATTTCATCCCAAGTAACATGTCT